CACGCTTCGCGGACTCGACCGTCTCCCGGAATGATGGCCTGCGTAGCGCGCGTCGCATCATCGCGTGCCCTTCGCACACTGCTTACATATGCTGCCGCCGAATGAAAAGTCGCTCAGAGCCTTGGTAGCCTCGCACGTTGAGCAGCGCTTCGATCTTCCTCTGGGGAAACGATCCTGTCGCCACTTCGGAAGTCGGAGCAGCGTTGCGGTCATTAACTGGATGGGGGTCATGACAGTTTCACAGTGCTGCCATGCCAGAGCGATACCGCCGCCTTCTTCTCCTCGGTCGCCTGCTCTCGCGGTATGGCGATGATGGCCTCGCCGAGCGGGTGGACAACGCGCATGAAGGCGTGTACCGGGAAGGCTGCCTTCATGGCCGCGCGCTCGTCAGGAGCCATTAGACAGTCTCCGGACAATCTGCTGCGCCGCCTGCCTGCTGATAGCCAGCTTACGCGCTATCTGGCTTGGTCCCCATCCGCGATGAATCATACGACGCACGTAGTTGTCGCGCTTGCGCCGCGCCCGTTCGATCAATTCTCGCATCTCGCTCATGGCCGTCTTTATACACGGTCTTTCTAGGCAACGCAAGTTGGGGTGCGCAAGGCGACTTGACACGCAAGTAGCGTAGGCGTATCTTCACCGCTCAACCAACGGAGGCGCGGCAATGAAACTCATCGGCAGGATCGTTTGCTTGTTCAGGGGTCATCGGCGAGGTCACTACGTTAGCGACACGCCGACTCACAAGGTCTTCCGCTGCCCCCGCTGCGCCCGGGAGACGCGCTACAAGGTAAAGGATCAGAACCACGGCACACCGGGAGACGAATCTTGATCTCCGCCTCGAAGTACCACGCCGACGATTGCGGCACGCCAGTCCCCTCGCTCTCCTCGTCAATCGCGAAGCTGCTCATCACGCGCAGCCCGAAGCATGCTTGGATGGCGCACCCGCGTCTCAACCCGACCTACAAGCCCGAGGAAGACACCAAGTTCGACCTCGGCTCCGCGGCGCACGCGCTACTGCTCGAAGGTGAGGACCGCATGGTGGTAGTGGACGCCGCAGACTGGCGCACGAAGATCGCCAAGGAAGCGCGCGATGCGGCCCGCGCCGAAGGCAAGCATCCGGTCCTCGCCCACCAGCACGCGAACGTGGTGTCGATGGTCAAGGAGATCAAGGAAGCCTTCTCAGCCAACGCTGACCTCGAAGGCTACACGATCTCCGGCGAGGGCGGCGTCTCCGAGCACACGATCGTCTGGCACGAGGGCGAGACGTACTTCCGCTCGCGCCTGGACCGGGTATCGACCGACCGCAAGGTGATCTTCGATTACAAGTCCACAGACAACGCCGAGCCGACCGCCTTCACGCGGACCATCGTGAACATGGGCTACGACCTCCAGGCGGCGTTCTACCTGCGCGCGCTACAGAAGCCCGAAGCGCGCTACATCCTCATCGCCCAAGAGACCGAGCCCCCGTTCGCGGTATCCTTCATCGGCATGCCGCCCGCCTTCATCGAGCTCGGGCGCCGCAAGGTCGAGCACGCCATCGCGATCTGGAAGGAGTGCATGGCGAGCGGCAAGTGGCCCGCGTACCCGACGCGCGTGTGCTACGTCGAGCCTCCAGAGTGGGAAATGGCGAAGTGGGAAGTCGATTGGGAGGTGACAGGTGGCTAGGCACAAAAACCAGAACTGGGACCCTGAGAACGAGAAGGTCTTCACTTGGGCGAACGTGCCAATTTACATTCTCATGGACATCCGCGACGAGTTGCAAACTCTCAACAGCATCATGCGCTGCTCGAATGTCTCCAGTGGCTTCCGGGCGCTTGGCAAGATGGCGCAGCGTGACGAACGCGCGTTCAAGCGTCGCGTCGAGAGTGCTGTCCGCAAACGCCTAGAGAGGAAGCGGCCATGACCTTCACATTCCGTCCCGCCATCCGCGAGAACGTCGGGCTGCTGATCGGGCTGGCGGGATCGTCCGGTTCTGGCAAGACCTTCACCGCCATGCGCTTGGCAAGCGGCATCGCTGGCGGCAAGCCGTTCGCTGTCATCGACACCGAGGCCGGGCGCGCGAAGCACTACGCGGACCAGTTCAAGTTCGACCACGGAGACCTGAAGCCGCCGTTCTCACCGAGCGCGTACTCCGAGGCCATCGCCGCGGCCGATGCTGCGGGCTATCCGGTCATCGTTGTTGACTCCTGCTCGCACGAGCACGCTGGCGAGGGAGGCATCCTCGACATGCAGGAAGCGGAGTTTACGCGCATGGGCGCGCGCGACGCCGTGAAGATGACGAGCTGGATCAAGCCGAAGGGCGAGCACCGCAAGATGGTGTCCAAACTCCTTCAGGTCCGCGCGCACCTGATCCTGTGCTTCCGGGCGGAGGAGAAGATCGAGATGGTCCGCAACGCCGAGGGCAAGATGGAGGTACGGAAGAAGGTCACTTCCACTGGCCTAGACGGCTGGGTGCCGATCTGCGAGAAGAACCTTCCCTACGAACTCACGGCTTCGTTCCTGCTCATGGCCTCGAAGCCTGGAGTACCGCTTCCGATCAAACTGCAAGAGCAGCACAAGGCGCTCTTCCCGCTCGACAAGCCGATCACCGAGGAGTCGGGTAGGCTACTCGCGCAATGGGCGGCCGGCGGTCGCTCGCAGCATCCGGGGTCCCCTCCTTCCCCGCCTGCGACCTCCGCCGGCCCGTCCTCCTCTGATCGCGTAGCGAAGGTCCTGGCGCGCTTCGAGGGCTTCACCCAGGAGCAGGTTGAGCAGGCGCTCGGGAAGTCCATCGGGCAGGCCAGCAAGACCGACCTCGAGGCCGCATGGGAGAAACTCGCAGGAGCGGAGATATGACCACCCGCTCCGTCAAAGCAGCCGAGGCAGCGGTGAAGAAGCTGTACGTAGATGTACGAATCCTCCATGCAAGCCTCGTGTTGAGCGAGCCGATAGTGAACGACCGGCAGATCAGGTTGGCTCACCGGATCGTCAAGCAGTGCGCCCGACTCGCCGCGCTGCGCTCTAGGAAGGGGAAACGCCGTGCGTGAATGGCTGGTTATCGAGAGCAGCATGAAGAATGGCGTGTTCGTCAGCGAGGAGCAGCGCACGCGCAAGGCATACATTCCGCGAGACGTAGCGGAAGGATTGCTGGGACGAAAACTCGATGGCACTCAGTGGTTCACGCGCGAAGAAGGCCAGCTAATGCGAGCGCATCCGGAATGGTCGGACCGCGCCCCCTGATGGACCGAGACAGGAGAGAAGGATGAGCCTCAAAGAGATTGTGCGACCTGATCCACTTGCCGGACCGCCATACAAGCCATCAACGGCTGTGTGTCCGCGTTGCAATAGTCCGATGGTTCACGGTCCAGTCGCTTGTCCAGATAACCTGCCAGGATGCTGCGTGCTGCACTGGGGTTATACCTGTACGAAATGCACGAGGCAATTCACTTGACCCTCCGCGACCAGCTAGACCAGATAGCGAGGCTGGATGCCTATGCCACGCAGGGGGAATGGCTGATAGCTCCGGGGAATTTCATCGTCCATGATTGCAGGAACGGTGATCCTGAAACGGGGCGAGTAGTTGCGGAGGTTCCATGCCAAGGGGCTAACAACGACGATCTTCCCTTCATCGCCGCCCTCGTGAACTATTACAGGTCCGGCGCACTCCAGCGCCTAGCCGAACTCGCGGAGGATGGGGAGAGGTATCGGGCGCAACGCAAAGGGCGATTCAATGTCCACGACGACTAGCCTAGACGGTTGGGACTATACCGGCAAGCCAGAACCGGGTACGGATGCACGGAAGTTCGTCACGCTCACCGAAGGCGGAATGCAGTGGGTCGGAATCCGAGCGTGGAACCACGAGAAGCAATACTGGATGAACGGCGGCGAGCCCGAGAGAGTCGCCAAAGTCAAGGCATGGCGAGATTTGCCAGATGTAGCGCGTGGATTCTGGGATAGAGGTCAACTTATCTTCCCCGACTCCGCCCGCGCCCCGTCCGTCAAGGAGGGGAAATCGTGAGCGAATTAGGCCGAGACGAAGACACACCGCGCCGAGACTGGGAGCGCGAAATCTACAAGCGAGAGGAAGCCCAAATGACCGAGCCGACGCCGAGGACGGATAACCCAGAGACAGGCTATCGCTCGCACTATGCCGAGCACGAGCACAATCAGGAACTGTGTCGCACCCTCGAACGCCAGTGCGCCCGCCAGTCCGCGCTGCTGCGGGACATTCTGAATGACCCTCGCGTTCTGCCGGAATGGATAGGCGAACTAATCAAGCGCGAACTGGAGGGGAAATCGTGAAGATAAAAGGTATCAGCCCAGTAGCCGATCACTGGCGCACGAAAGCTGAAGAACTCGAACGCTCCCTCGCCCGTGAGACTTCCTATCGCATTGCCGCAGAACTCGACTCGAAGATGCACGCGCAAAATGCAGCAGACAGAACACGCCTAGCAGAATCCCTCGCCCGCAAGGAGGCGCTGCTGCGGGACATTGAGGCTGCCATGCGCAGTCCAGGGACAAATATGGTTGGACTCCAGACGCTACTGAAGCGCATCGAGCGCGAACTGAAAGGATAGGGATGAAACTTACGAGAGAGCAGATCGAGAACATCCTTGAGCATTACAAAGGCCAACCTGCGTCTAAGTTTGCAGAGGCATTGGAGGTTCAGGACGTTCGTGCCCTCTGTGACGCGGCCCTCCAAGTCGAGGCCGCTGAGAAAAGCGTCGAGTATTGGCGTGAACAGACTTCCAACGCGAACAAGCAGGCCGAGGCCATGGAGAATGACATGATGTTCGCACGCTGTCAGGTCGAGGCCATGCGGGAGGCGATCAGGCGGGCGGTGGATGACCTCGACACTTGGCTGTTTGTCACCTCGAATAAGAATGACAGGATAACCGCAACGGTTCGTAGAGTCCGTGACGATCTGGAGCAAGCCCTGAACGAAAGGAAGGAAACATGAGCGCCAGCAAACGAGTGCGTAGTTTCCGCTACATCATCGCAATAGACTATCCGAATGGATGCTACCTGCGAAGAACCCTCAATGTTACACACCACGGAGAGAGCGGGGAGGTTCAGTACGATTCTAAGCCTGTCCGACGGTACAAGGCCCCGGACATTATCCAGAAAGCGATCGCAGCGGTAGAGAAGGCCCTCAATCCGAAGAACGAGGAGGGGAAGTGAGCATAACTAAAGGAGATTATGGTTCAGACGATGCCCCCCGCGCTGCCGAGGAGAAGCGAACGGTTGCTGCGCCAGATGAATTACGCAAAGCCTATTTCGAAGGATACGAGGACGCGCTCAAAGACCGATCCGCCCCCGCAGAGGTAGCCGAGGGTGCGGGGGAGGATACATTGACCGCTGAAGAACG